AGAGAACATTTTAAGGTTCCTGAAAATAGATTACAATTCGACATTAAATTACAATCCGAAAGCATTCAAGTAAATCAAGACGCCGAAGAGGACGAAGTTCAAGAACAAGAAGAAGAATTAGTTGATGAGATTCTAAATTTAGAAAGAGCGAAAAGAAGATTATTAAATGCAATGACTCAAGGTCACGCAGTTGATGGTACTTGGATGTTTGAAGATGTTATTCCTGAAATTCAAAGAATTACAGGAGTTCAGAATTTAACAGACAAATATGCAATTTTCGTTTCAACTATGATGTTAGGTTATTGGCAGTTTCCTGAAGAAATGATGGAAGCAACAATTGCTGAAGCTCAAGGTGCAGGTAAAACAAGACTTGATTCAACAACAAATCCTCCAACAGTTATAGCAAGAGCAGTTATATTTCCATTCTTAATTCACGAAACCATTAAAGGTGTAATGGAATTCTTATCAAAACAAAGAAATCCTGAAGACCCTGAAAGAGTTCAAAAGGCTATGGATTTAGAAGATACCGTACTTCACGAAATTTGGGACATTAGATTAGGTCCCGCAATTTGGAGAAGATTATATTCATTATATCCTGAAGCGATTAAAAATGAAGAAGAAAAGAAAAAATTACAATATTTTATTTACTCAAATGTTGCTAACTTACCCGTAAAAGAATTTTTAGTTTTAATGAAGGAAGTTATTGGTAACACGGAAACGGGTAAAAAATTGATTGGTGCTATGTACTATGACTTAACAAGAAAAGTAGATAGTGAAGAAGTTACACAATCAACATCTGAGTTCAGGAAACTAATTGAAGAACTCACACCTAAAGTATCGGGTGAAAGTTTACAAGATATGTTATCAGGTTTAGGTATCTCATTACCAGGACAATAATACAAAGACGGTTTTTAACCGTCTTTTTTTGTATTTATATATATGAGTAAAATTGAGCAATTAAAAGAATATGCAAGAATCATTAAAGATACTCCATATGCTTTAAGAACATATCTACAAACGTATGATAATACGCAAAAGAAATATGTTCCTATGGATTTGTTCCCTGACCAATTACAATTGATTCAGGACTACGAAGACTACAACGAAAATATCACTAAAAAATATCGTCAAGCGGGTGTTACAACAGTAACTGCTGCTTGGTTATCTAAAAAACTACAATTAGCAAAACCTGAGAACCCCGAAAGAGTTCTTATTATTGCGAATAAGAGAGATACTGCCATTGAAATGGCAAACAAGGTTCGTAATTTTTTAGAACAATGGCCTGAATGGTTAAACGTTGGTTTCTCCCCTGATAAAAACTCCGAAAGTAGATTTAGATTAAACAATGGTTGTGAAGTAAAAGCTGTAGCAACATCGGCGGATGCGTTACGTGGTTATACACCGACAGTTCTTGTATTTGACGAAGCTGCGTATATCGAAGCAGGTGAGGACTTTTGGGCGGCTTCAATGGCGTCACTATCTACGGGAGGTAAAATTATCCTTATATCTACACCGAATGGTTACGACCCAATTTATTATGGGGTTTATGACCAATCACTTCGTGGTATGAACGATTTTCATATAACGGATTTAAGATGGTTTAAAGACCCTCGTTATACTAAAGACTTAGTTTGGGTTAAATGTCAAGACATATGTCATTATATGTTGAATAGAGAACAATATAATGATGATGAAGTAGTTCTTCGTGAATTCGATATGTCTAATTACAAAAAATTAGAAGAGGATGGTTACAAACCTTTTTCGTCTTGGTTTGAATCTATGTCTAAAAAATTCAAGTACGATAGACGTAAAATCGCACAGGAATTGGAGTGTGACTTTTTAGGTTCAGGTGATGGTGTAATTCCTGGTGACATTCAAGAAAACATAGCCAAAAATATGATTAGAGTTCCTTTTGAAAAATATATGCAAGGAACTTTTTGGCATTGGAAGGAACCAATACAAGACCATCGTTACATTATGGGTGTAGATGTTAGTAGAGGAGATAGTGAAGACTTCTCTTCAATTAATATTATCGATTTTGATGATAGAGAACAGGTTGCGGAATATATTGGTAAGATACCACCGGATGATTTAGCAGCAATTGCATACAAATGGGGTGTACTTTATAACGCATTCATTGTTGTCGACATAACAGGAGGTATGGGTGTTGCCACATCACGAAAATTACAAGAATTAAATTATAAAAATTTATACATTGATGGTATTAATACTCAAAATATTTGGGAATATAATAGAAAAGCAATGGATAAAATACCGGGTTTAAATTTTAATAATAAAAGAACCCAAATTGTGGCGGCATTTGAAGAACAACTTAGAAAAGGATTTATCGTGAGGTCATCAAGATTATTGAACGAACTTAATACGTTTGTTTATATGAACGGTAGACCTGACCATATGAAGGGTGCTCACGACGATGCTATTATGAGTATGTCAATGGCGTTATATGCTGGTGACATATGTTTTAATCAACTACAAAGAACTGACGCACAAAACAAAGCAATGTTAGATTCTTGGGTATTATCGGAAAGAACATACGAAGCAAATAAGTCTTTTTATTCCTACGGAACCACATTCGACCCAATAGGTTTAATGTCGATGGATGGTAATAATCAACCTCAAACACCATCAAAACAATCCTATGGTGAATACTCTTGGTTATTTGGTAAACCCAAATAAACCTTTATTTTTTGAATAAAATAGGATAGATTTTTAACAAATAGTATTTATAGTTATGGCAGAAAATAATTTAACGGTATTTCAGAAACTTACTAAGGTTTTCGGTTTTCAAGGAAAAGGGAAAGAGGTATCACCATCTTTCAATTTAGATAGAGAAGAAATATTAAAAACTGATAGTAAAGAAGACTTTGAAAAAGCGTTATTACAAGCACAACAGTCACAATACATTGCAGACAAATGGACTAAATTAGACCAGTCGTTATATAATCAATCGGTTTATTATGAACCAAATAGATTGTCAGCGTATTATGATTATGAGTCGATGGAGTTTACTCCTGAAATATCTGCCGCGTTAGACATTTATGCTGAGGAATCAACAACAATGTCTGAGAAAGGTGAAATTCTAACAATATATTCAGAATCAAAAAGAATCAAAGGTATTCTTGAGGATTTATTTAAAGAAAAATTAGACATCAATACTAACCTACAAATGTGGGCTAGAGGTATGTGTAAATACGGAGATGATTTTGTATTCCTTAAAGTAGACCCTGAAAAAGGAATCATCGGTTGTCAACAATTACCAAACATTGAAATTGAAAGAGTTGAGGGTGCGGCACTTAAGAACTTAGCGGCAGCACCTAAAGATTCAAAAATACCAACAAGAGAATTAAGATTTAATTGGAAGAACAAAGACATCGAATTCCAAGCTTGGGAAATTGCTCACTTTAGAATTTTAGGTGATGATAGAAAGTTACCATATGGTACATCTATGTTAGATAAGATTAGAAGAATTTGGAAACAACTTTTACTTGCTGAAGATGCTATGTTGATTTATAGAACATCAAGAGCACCTGAAAGACGTGTATTCAAAGTATTCGTTGGTAATATGGACGACAAAGATATTGAACCATATGTACAACGTGTTGCAAACAAATTCAAAAGAGACACAGTTGTTGACCAAAAGAATGGTAACGTTGATATGAGATATAATCAAATGGCTGTTGACCAAGATTATTTCATACCTGTACGTGACCCGGCACAAACTAACCCGATTGAGACATTACCGGGTGCAGCCAATTTAGGTGAGATTGCCGATATTGAATACATCCAAAAGAAAATGTTGGCTGCTCTTCGTATACCTAAAGCGTTTTTAGGATTTGAAGAAGTAGTTGGTGATGGTAAGAACCTTGCATTGATGGATATTCGTTTTGCAAGAACAATCAATAGAATTCAAAAATCTTTAATACAAGAATTAAATAAAATTGCGTTAATTCATTTATATCTTTTAGGTTTAGAAGATGAATTACACAACTTTAGTTTATCATTAACAAATCCATCATCTCAATCAGATTTACTTAAGATTGAACAATGGAAAGAAAAGGTTACGTTATATAAAGACGCAACATCTGACAACTCACAACTTGGTATATTACCTGTTTCACATACTTGGGCTAAAAAGAATATTCTTGGATTTAGTGATAATGAGGTTATACTTGATTTACAACAACAAAGACTTGAAAGAGCTATTGGTGGTGAGTTAGCTGCAACCGCACAAATTAGTAAACGTTCAGGTGTGTTCGATTACGTCGACGCGAAATATGGTATACCTGAAGAAGAAAGA